TGGCCGCAATGGATTGGATGGCAAGAACGGCAAAGATGGCCGCAATGGTGCTGATGGCAAAGATGGCAAAGATGGAAAAGATGGAAAAGACGGAAAAGACGGAAAAGATGGTTTTACACCGGCCCACAAATGGCAGGGAACCGCGCTCCAATTTCAAAACCCTGATGGTTCATGGGGGCGAAAAGTTGACCTAAAAGGCAAAGGCAATATCTCTATCGCTTCGGGCGGCTCAGCGGCACAAGAAATTGATATGTATATTTTATCTAACGATAAAACATGGTCAGACGATAAGGTTTGGCATGACTACAGGGTATGGTCTGAATGAGTAATATTGAGCTTTTCCAAAATGGCGACAATGGCGTTCAAATTCGAAATAAAATCAATAACAGCCTAACCAATCTCAATCAGGATAAAGCCGGCAAATCCGCTAATCTGAGTGATTTGGCTAGCATTTTTGAGGCTCGCGGTAATCTCGATGTTGATAGTAGAGCGGAAGTTGATGCAAAAATAACGTCTGCTTTAGATGCGCTAAAAGGTGGTGCGAGTGCTGCTTATGACACGCTTATTGAGCTTCAGAACGAATTGCAGAGCAATGACGGTGATATAGCAATAATTCTTACCGAGCAAGCAGATAGGCTTAAAATCAGTAGCAATCTGTCTGACTTATCCAATGTTACGAGCGCTCGAACCAATTTGTCTGTAGATTCAAGTTCCGAAGTTGATAGCAAAATTAGTTCTGCAATAGATGCTTTGAAAGGTGGTGCTGCAAGTGCCTACGATACATTACTCGAATTGCAGAACGCGATAACTAACAATGACACGGATATTGTCACGATTTTAAATAATCAGGCAAACAAGCTTGATAAGTCTAATAACTTGTCAGATTTGACTGACACTGAAGCCTCTCGTAGCAATCTTGACGTGGACAAAACCATTTTGTCGCGAGCCATGACCGCCGCCGAATTCCACGCACTAGCCGAGCACCGCAAAAATACGTTTGCGGGGAGTGGTTTTGTTGATTGGGGAAAAGTTAGGAGTGGTTATAAAACTATTGCACCTGGTTTATTTTGCTATGGTGGATTAACCCCCTATGACGATTCGATTGTTCTTGGTTCTGCAAATGGCGAAGGTGACAGCAATAGCGACCATCCTATCGTTGTCATTAATGGTGTCCAGATTGATATTGCTATGTCGCCAGAATCAAGCAATATCAACTTAATCAAACTCCCATCCGCGCCGGATGGTCTTGACAAAAATGACGGTACTCGCTTTGCCGATTTAAACGCTGCAATTCTTGCGGGTGGAAACGGATTAACTGCTTCGGTGACTAAGCGTACTGATCCTGTTTATTTACGAGTGAAAACAGGCGTTGACATTTCAGCAGAGGATGCATTTTTCCCCATGGGTAATCGACAGTTTAGTGTCAATACATGGGAAGGTATTGCGTTACAAAATACAAACACCAGTCAATCATTGAGCGCATTAGGAGTATGGGATTTAGCGACTAAAGGTTATAGTGCTGTATGGTCTGGCCTAACTGCACAGCAGCAAGCAATTGCAGTCAATAACCCGATTAATAATATTCGCAATAAAAATGGAGCTTTATTGCAAGATCAGTTCCTTGTCGAAGTGACTAAATCGCTAAAATGTTACTCAACGATAGAAGAATCATTTGCAGATTTAGGTTTTGTGCAAGACCTCTTTGATAAAGGTCTATGGCATGATGGGGATGACTTGATTATCCCAATCGTCCTAGTTACGCGCTTAAACCAAGGGGCGTATCATCCGTTTTTTAATCCTGATGGTACGACGACTTGGTGGGATGAGGCGCGAGTAGCTAGTTCCATAAAAAAATGGCATGAAACCGATCATGTAGTGCCTGATGTTGCAGATTGTTTTAAATGGTATGCGGATGACTATCACGCTCACCAAGACAATGGGAGCATAGGCTCGACGTCTGGCCGATCAGATGGCAAATTCTACGATGCCATCTACGCCGACCAAGTACACGATTTACGCAACTCTGCCCACAAAATCAGCCCTCAAGAATTGCTCGAAGTCGAAACGCGCAAGGCCATTGCGGGTGATTATCGAGGCTGGGAGCGTGTACCCTATACCAAGTTTATTGGGGAGACTGTGACGGTTGGGTCAGCAGCCGTTTATGATGGAATTAATTCTGGCGGGCGCTTTTATTTTCCGGTTAGCGCTCATGACCATCCGGCGAATACGACTGTACTGGATGCTTATAAATCTGATTGTTGGCTTTTAGCAGGCGATAACGGTGCAACAATGAGAATCAAGCGATTGAACCCGCTTGCTCAAGATAATGTTTATTGGCCGAATAACTCTCCAACTGCTGTACTGCATGGAATAGGCGCTAATGACGTAGCCGCCGAATTCAACAGCAAATTCCCTGTTGGAACCAAGCTCTGGATAGGTGCCCAGTATTACAAGACGGGTGACAACTATTTTGAAACCTTGCCGATGACAAATATCATTGGTTCACCGCAAAAAATCGTGGACTTAATGACCGCGAAAGGGTGGACGGAGATTCAAGGCGAGTGGATTCCGGTGGTGCCGGATGGCACAGGCAAAGAGGCGGTAGCGACTCGAAAAGCGATAACCGACTTGCAATCATTATCTACAACGGATAATGGCGCAACTTGGTCAACTTCGTCAGTTAATGTTGTGGGTAATGCAAACTCATTTACCACCAGCTTTGCCGCTGCAAATGTTTGGCTTGTACCTTACACCTGTCGCGCCAATGGGTTTGAACTTGCTTCTAATAAACCCCCTCTTTGCATTAAGTCGGTTATTGGAGTGAGTAATAACAAAGCCGAGCGTGGCGCGAGACTGCTAAACGAATTAATTTCAAATGTTGTGACTGGCACTGGTGAACTTGTTACAACAATTAAAACTCTGGAATATGCCGTTAATTCAGATGGGGCAATAGATAGCTCTAACCAAAAAGTCATGCATTCGCCGTTAGCATTAAGTGCTACAGGGACGGAGCAAGCTGGCAAAGCCATCCCGTACATAACAGAAGAAAATGGCCGATACTATTTTCAGTGCATTTACCGCCAAGCTATATGGGGAGGTGCTGACTGGGGCGACGACAATACTTTCACTGTTATCAGTAACGAAACGGTGATCACAGACGACAACGGTGCGCTGGTGCTAGTCGGCCAAAAACGCCGCGCTTTACCGTATTTCAAAGGGGGGAACTAATGCAGAATATCTACTCTTATGATGAAGATGGGGCGCTGCAAGTAAGCCAGCACGAAACCAAGACCTTAGACGATGTGAAACGAGTGGTGTCATTGGGCAAGCCCCAAGCAGTGATTGACCGCTTCATAGAATTGTATCGATTCAGCCAAGACCCGAATCACGCGATTGCTGACGAGTGGCACAAACTCAAGCAAGAGCTAGCAACACTCGACCCGAATCAAGAGCCAGAAACAAAAACCACGGTTGACGACCAAGGCAACGAAACGGTAGAAACTTTGCCGACTGAGTACGAAGTTTGTGCGGCAAAAATCAAGCAGCTTGAAACCGATAACCCGTGGCTTTTGGACTTTGACCAGCGGCCAGCGTGGGTGATTGATATAGAGCAGTTCAAGTCTGATAACGCCTATGTTTTTGGCGACTACCAAAAAACGATTGGCGCTGAAATCGATGGCAAAGCAATTTCATTGACCGAAGAAAATCAAAACGGTATCGCCGCAGTTATGCAAGGTGTCGAGTTAGCTAAAGAGTTTGGACAAGATATTTTCCCACTCAACTTTAAGGCAAGAACGGCTAACGGTAGCGAGACATATGCATTCACTAAAGAGAGTGAATTTAAAGTGTTTGCGCTCAAGTTCATGGCGGCACGTCAAGCCTTCTTTCAATGACTCAGGCAATATTGATTCATCGAGGAAAATATAAATTCGAGCTGGCTGAGCCGCTTGACTATAAAGTAACGCGTTGCCAAGTCCCGAAGGGTTTTATTACTGATCTTGCAAGTGTGCCGCGTTTACTTTGGTCTGCCATGCCTCCTTACGGATTGTATCTTGAAGCGGCAATTATTCACGATCATGCTTTGATTCATTTTTCGAGGCTACGGGCAGCTGAGATATTTAAGGAACGCATGAAGTTTGATGGCGTTAAACCTTGGCGTGCTTGGATTCTGTATGCGAGCGTACGGGCGTTCGATTGGTATAAAGGATGGCATAGAGGTTAGGAAGTCCTCTATGCCTGCACACTCCTTGTGCCATGGTTTACAGTCGCTAGAGTAACATACTAAAACTACTATTCTGTAAGCTTTCTCTTTTTCTGCTGTAAGAGATATCTCAAGCCAAATTTTTTACCAGCGACACATAGCAATTCCACTAAATAATTAGCCTCACATTCAAATTGAATTGAGGACAAAACATTGCCTGATTCACAAAAATTGACCATGCAGCAAGGTGTAGTAGCCATACGACCTGATACCGTAGACGTTGCAGCACGTACTGTCGAAATCGTCATGACAACCGGCGAAGGCGGCAAGCGCTGGCATTGGGATATGGGGGAGTACATCGAAGAGTTAGAGGTATCCGAAAGCGCTATTCGAACAGCCCGACTTGATAAAGGCTTGTCTGTAATTGATACGCATCGTCAGTATGAAGGGGTTGATGGTGTTTTCGGAATTACCGAAGGCTGGAGCATTGAAGGTGGATTGTTGATCGGTATTGCTCGTTTTGGCAAAGATGAGCGTTCCGACACTATTTTTCAGAAAGTTCAGGATGGCATCTTACGTCACTTTAGTCTTGGTTATCGTGTCCACGAATACACGCTTGATAAAAAAGAAACCAACAAGTTAGATGTCTATCGCGCTACAGACTGGGAGCCGTTAGAGCTGTCGATTGTCCCCGTTTCCTTTGAAACTATGAATGGGGCTCGATCTGCACCAAAAGAATCTGAATTATTTAATTGTAAAATCAAAAGAGAGGTTGAGGCTATGCCTGAAGAAAATGCGGTAAAACCTACTCCGGACGCTAATCGCTCACCAGAGCCTCAAGCAACCGAAGTAAACACGCCAAATGAAAGTGAAATTCGTGCCAATGTACTAAAAGATATCACCGAGGCTCGAAGCCTTTATGAGAATCTAGGCTTAGATGCGAAGGATGCTGAAGACCTGGTTATGCAGGGGCGAAGCATTGAAGATGTGCGCAGTACAGCTCTAGAAGCAATGCAGGTTAAGCAAAAGAACTCGCAAATCCAAACAGTTCGTGGTACTAGCCAAGACGCTGATGAAATGATCCGTCAGGGTATTGAAGGAGCTTTGTTGCATAAGTCGAACCCTGGCGCTTTTGCACTAGATGACAATGCGCGACGTTTTATGGGATTTGGCTTGACTGAAATGGCGCGCCAATTTGTTTCGACAGGTGATACATCTTTATTGCGTGCAACTCCTGATACTGTGATTAAACGTGCCATGAATACGACAAGTGACTTTCCTATCTTGTTAGAAAATATAATGCACAAATCATTATTGAATCAGTATGAAGCAGAAGACCGAACATTTGTCCCATTAGGTCGCAAAGTGTATAACAAAGACTTTCGCCCAGTGAGTCGTGTTCGAATGGGGGATGCGCCAGTTCTTGAAAAACGTAATGAGAACGGTGAGTTAAAACAAGCGCAGTTCAAAGAAGGCCGCGAACAGTATGCTTTGGAAGAATTTGGTAAGAAAGTAGCTATTGGTCGCCGCACTTTTATCAACGACGATTTAGATTTTTTGCGTCGAATTCCGCAAATGTGGGCTAACTCAGGTGTTTTATTGCAGCAAAGCATGGTTTGGGACATGTTTATCAATAATGTCGCAATGGCAGATGAAAAATCGGTTTTTCACACTGATCATGGAAATTTGTTGAGTGGGGCGACTTCTGCGCTATCTAAGGACTCTTTGAGTGCTGCGCGTAAAATGCTACGAAAGCAAAAAACGATGACCAATCAGCCGTTAAATGTTGTTGCCGAATATTTGGTGGTACCCGCAGCACTTGAAACCAAAGCCGAAGAGCTTTTGATTCAAACTATTGTTGCCGCAAAAACAGATGATACTAATCCATTCAAAGGCAAGCTTAAGATTATTGTAGAGCCACGTCTTGATGACAATTCTGAAACAGCTTGGTACTTGTTCGCCGACTATAACCGAATTGACACGTTTGAGTATGCTTTCTTAGAAGGCAATGGAGGGATGGATATTGCAACGCAACTCGACTTTGAGGGTAATGGTGTCACGATTCGTGCCATCATGGATTTTGCCTGTGGCATTATCGATCATCGCGGAATGTTGAAATCGACTGGTGTGGCATAACCGCTCATCCAACTTAATTTAAATGTAGGCGCAGGAATGCGCCTTTATCTGGGAGTATTTTTGATGAAAAACTATGTGCAACGTGGTGAAACGGTTACGTTTGTAGCGCCAGCCGGAGGAACTGTTTCTGGTAAAGGTTATTTGGTTGGCTCTTTATTTGTGGTCGCACACTTTAATGCGGTAGCTGGTGATAATTGTGAGGGGCTGACTTGCGGTGTTGTCAGTCTTCCCAAAACAGCAGCTAATACACCAGCGCAATTTGCAAACGCCTACTGGGATGACACTGTGAAAGAAGTTACTACCAATAATACTGGCACTAAAAAAATTGGTGTATTTATGAAGGCGTATGGCAGTTCTGATACTGAAGCTGAAATCCGCTTAAATGGTGTTGGCGTCTAATTAAAATAAGGGGCTTAATAGTCCCTTTTTTACTCTTATGAGCCTGCTTAAAAAAGTTTCACAACGCGCACACCGGAAAGCGTTTAATGTAATTGGTGATTTGTGCGTTTATACGCCCAGCGAGGGCGAGCCGTTTTCACTGCGAATAGATATTATTCACGATATTGAAGAGCTTGATGATTACGGTAATTTGATTGGTTTTCGTACTGAGGCTTACGCACTTTCCGAAGATGGTGTATTAGATGTTGATCAAACATTTGTAGATGAAGAGGGTGATACATACCTAATCAAGCAAGTGGTGCCTGTAAATTCAATAAAGAATAGGCTTTTTGTAGTTAAGCAATGATTTATCAAGCGCATGACTTAATAGGTTTAAAACAAAGATTTAGCGATCTTGCCAACGAAACTCAGCAAGTAATGGTTGATGCCATCAATGCCGCTGCACCAATAATTCATGAACGTGCAATTGATAAAATGATGGATAGGGTCAAGCTATCGCGCCCATATATCAAAAAGCATTTGCGAATAAAACGCTATGCAACGTTAGAGCGGCCAAGAGCTACGATAGAGGGTAATACGAGAGAAACCTTATTAAGCCGATACCCGCACCAAAAGTTTAACCAAGGCGTGTCTGTATCGGTTAATGCCGACGGAAACTCGAAGAAAATTTATGACGCTTTCATAGTGAAAAACTTAAGAGGATCTGGCGCTACGGGTATTGCTGTGAAATTGAAAGATGCTCCAAGTGTAGCTCCTAGAACTAAAGCTGCGAAGAAAGCGCTGCGCTACAAAGGAAATAAAAGTCAGGCAGCTCGAAAGGCATTAAATAAACCGTTTATTCTTCACTCACGTTCAATCAATCAACTCTTTACCTCCATCAAGGATGAATTGATTCCTGATGTTGAAATTGAATTACTAGGTAATATATCGAGGTTTTTAAAATGAATGTGGCAAATGAAATTGATGATTATTTTCTAGGAGAGCTGAAAAAGATCTCCGTTGATAACGGTTTTTTAACGAACCCTAAAGTTACCAATGTCTGTAGTAGGGAAGTGGTTGACAATACGGATGCATTATTGCAAGTCATTCCACATAAGGAATATGTAGAAGCAGTAAATGGTCAGTCTATGAAGATTGTTCGTATTTATAAAATATTAGGTAGCTCTAAGAATTATGGTCAAACAGATCTTTCACAATTTAATGCATTAATGACAGATACAAAAAGAGCCGTGTTTGGGATTTTATCGGCTAGCGGAAATCAGCCATTTACTGCTGTAAAAATAAGCGAAATAGATATGGAGCCAGAATATGCGCAAGCAGCGCTCTTTTCTGGGGAAATTAGAGTCACTTATGTTCAAAAATTTGGAGTATAGCTATGAGTAGGTTATTGCAAAAGGTTCCTCTACTGAAACACCATGAACATCGAGGCAAGATGTATGAACCAGGTGAAAGTATAGAGCTGCGTCCAGAGCAGATAAAAGTTCTACGAGTCGCTGGGGTTGTTAAGGCGCAACAAGCAACGCGAAAAAGAAAAAAGTAACAAATCATACATCTTGCAGGTTCAACGCAATACCAGCGACACAAGGTTTGAACGTAGCAAAATAGAGCATTCAAACAATTCAATTAGTCAACTTGCAAGGTGATGATATGACATTAAATACACGAGATTGGTCTTTCATTGGTAAAGGTCGATTTTATTTAAAAGAAAAAGGGGCTGCTGCCGGACTCTTCCCGCTCGGCAATGTCTCCGTTGTAAACATTGCGGCTACTGAAGACCGTAAAGAGCAGCGCAACTACCAAACATCTGGCGGTGGTACTGCCAATGCCGTTTCTTCAATCCAAGGTGTTACAGCTTCGTTAACGCTAAACGATATCTCTCCTGACAATGTAGCACTAGCTATGCGTGGTCTAGTGTCACTCCAAGCCTCTGTAACCGTAACCGATGAGCAACATACGGCTTATCATAATGCTGCAATCGATTTAAACAAAATTATCGACCCTGACCAAGCATATTCTGTAACAACTACAGATGGGGTAACTACCTACGTGGAAGGTACGGATTATGAACTGCGTAAGTCTGTATTATTTATTTTGGCTACTGGTGCGATTGGTGATGGTTCAGAAATCCATGTCGATTATACAAGCAAGAAAAGCCACAAAGTTGAGGGAATGGTTGCTGGTTCAAAAGAATACGAAATCGTATTTGACGGGCTTAATGAAGCTCAATCTGATCGCGCTGTCAAAGGCCGGTTCCATAAAGTCAAGTTCTCACCATCGCAGGCACTAAGCTTAATCGGCGATGACTTTGGTGAACTTCCATTGACCTTAGATATTCTGCAGGATGACAGCAAAACAGGTGCAGGCGTATCTAAATATTTCAGCATTGATTACGAAGACTAATCACTAGACCTACTCCACTAGAGTACTTTGGCCGCAACTGCTTTTAACGTGCTTGCGGCCTTTTTTTTAAGCGAGATCAAGTAATGGCGAACAATAAAGAGACTTTGGTTCAATTAACAATTGAAGGCGAAAATAAACTAGCCAAGCCAACACAAGAGGCAGCTGAACAGCTCGAAAAACTGCAAGATGAAGCAAAGCTCACGCGGGGGGAGTTAAAGCGCTTAGAAGAGCAGAAAGGCTTAATTGAATCGGTTAGAGTGACAGGTATAGAGCTCGACCGAGCAAAGGAAAAATTTGAGAATGCAACAGCCGAGGTTAACCGGTTATCCAAGTCGAACAAAGGGGCAAAAAAGCAAACGGAAGAATATGCTAAAGCTATCGCTCTCGCCAAATCAAATCAACAATCTGCAAACAGTGAGTACAAGCGCTATACAAAGTCTTTAGAGCGTGCCGAATCTAAACTTCGACAAGCAGGTATCACAAGTAAGAATTATGGGGCTGCATTAGAACGTGTAAATAAGAAAATTGCAAAAACCACAGTAGAAGTTAAAAAGTCAGATAAGGCCTATCACGACTACGGGCAAAAAATATCTAGCGCAAAACAGCAAATGGAGCGTGCAGCTGCAACAGCGACCCGCATGAATAAACGCGCTCAAGAAAACGCCAAAGCTAATGAAAAGCTAAAATCCAAGCTAGATCTCTCAAGAAAGTCTATAAAGCGCAACACTGAGGAAACAGAAAAGCACAGCAAGGCAACGCTTGCTGGCTCAATGAATTTAAAACAGTTTATTTCTGTTTACACTGCATATTTGGCGGCGATGAGTGGTGGCCAAATTGTAAAAGATACAGTTAATCAATTTGGAGATTTCGAAGAAGCGCTCATCGGTGTCTCAAAAACTACAACACTGAGTCAGGATGAATTAAATCAGCTGGGTGCAGAAATGCAGCGCCTCAGTCAAGATGTCACCCCTACAACCACAAATGAACTATTGAATATTGCTGAAGCCGCAGGCCGCATGGGTATTCAAGGTTCTGATAATCTTAAAAAGTTTGTAGAAACGCTCGACAGGCTTGGTGTTTCTTCCGACTTGGTAGGCGAAGAAGCGGCTACGCAGTTAGCTCGCTTGCTAACGGTAACAGGTGAAAGCCAAGAAAATGTTGATCGGCTCGCATCTTCAATCGTAGAACTAGGTAATAATTTCGCTGCTACAGAGTCCGAGATCGCGTTTTTCTCTCAGCGCTTGGCTAGCTCTGTTGCAGAATTTGATTTATCCAGTGCAGAAATAACAGGTATTGCCACAGCCATGAAGCAAGTAGGGATTCAAGCAGAAGCTGGCTCCACTGTCATTGGTCGTGTGTTTCGAAAGATGAGCGAAGCTATTGAGCAGGGCGGCATCAAAATGCAGGCCTTTGAAGAGATAACTGGCAAATCTGGCGAAGCATTGAAATTAGCATTTAGCGAAGACAAAGCTGGTCTGCTAATCGATTTCGCACAAGGATTAGAGCGAATGAAAAATAGCGGCCAAGGATTGACTGGTGTACTGGCTGAAATGGAACTCAAAAACGACGAAAACTTGAGAATTATTCCCACTTTAGCCAAATCGCATGAAGAGCTATCTAGGGCTGTACGTTTGTCAACTGATGAGTTCAAGCGCAATCAGGCTCTGCTCATTGAGTCTAATAAATTCTATGACTCACAAAACTCTGCAGTAAACAGAGTGCAGAATGCATTTACCAATTTAAAGGCTGCAATTGGTGATGCGCTTTCTGACGAAACAACTGAATTAATGGAAAAGTTTGCTTCTTACATTGACAACAACAAAGAGTCGCTTGTGGATATGGGAGAGGCACTAGGTCAAGTCGTTTTCAATGTCGCGGAGGCAGGTCTAGCCATAGCAGACTTTATAAAAGAAAACCAAGAGCTTGGTGAAGCGTTAGCTGTATTGGCTGGCGCATATGGAATTTCGAAAGTAGTAAAGCTTCTTGTGAGTCTAGCTGGCTCATTTATTGGTGTAACGAAGAATTTGGGCACTCTTATAGCTCGCTTTGCGGCGTTTGCACCAATATTAGCAGCGGCTCAAGTTGCAATGATTGCCTTGCAAGGAACCATGGAAGAGCACGCTAAAGCAACTGAAAAGGCTGCAGAAAGTCAAAGACTCCTAACTGAAACGTTAAAGGCGGGTGATATTGCAGCTAAAGAGCTTGGAGAAAAGCTTGGAATCACCGTTGAATCACTTGATGAAATGATTGAGCTTCAGGATAAGGGTGTTGTCGTAATGGACGAGCACTCTGGCAAGATCACAGTATTGATTGACAAATACGAAGAGTTGACTGGAAAAATTGTCAAACAGACAGAGGCAAACAAGGATGCATTTGACAAAAAGCGCATCGAAGAAATGCTACAAAGTGAAAAGGATATGCACAGCGTTCTTGAGGGGCGCGTAAGTCTCTATACCAATTTAATTGATAGCCATAAAAAGATCGTACAGGCTGAGCTTGAACAGCGTATTTCTACGGGCGCTTTAATTGAGCAAAACGGTTTGTACTACGAATCTATTACGGATTTAGCAACAGGTCAAAAAAGCCTGGTTCGAACAAATTTTGATTGGATTTATGCGCAAAAGCAGGCAACAGCGCAAGGCGTTGAATATAAGCAAACAATACAAGACATCGATG